CCACAGAGTTTTTTAAGATTCTTTCAGAACAAAAACCCGCACCTATAAAAAACCGTCCTATGGAATCCAAAGGTAATTATGCAGTGGTTTTATCCCCAACAGATTTACATTTTGGTAAATATGGTTGGGTTGATGAGGTAGGGCAAACATATGATTTGGAAACTGCGGAAGCAAGAGTATTAGGTAAAACAGAGGAATTACTTTGTAGGTTGCCTAGCAAACCGGATAAGTTTTTCGTGGGCGTTGGTTCTGATTGGTTTCACGTTGATAATGATATAGGTACTACTACAAAAGGTACAGCACAGGATATGGCCGCTACACCTGCACAGATTCTTATGCAAGGATGTAATCTTGCGCGAAAGCATATAGATTTACTTAGAACAGTGAGTGATGTAGAGTTAGTATTCATGGGTGGTAATCACGACAGACATACAAGTATTATGTTAATGATGTATCTTGATGCTTACTATAAATCTTGTGAAGATGTAAGTATTACACTAAGTCCTAACATTAGGCAATATGTTACATACGGTAATAATCTAATTGGTTTTACTCACGGAGATGGTAAGGTTATGAGTAAACTATCTTCTCTAATGGCTAACGAAGCAAGAAAGGATTGGGGTAACACACAAAACCACTTATGGTTTCACGGACATTTACATCATCAATCTGTTAAAGAAATGGGTGGTTGCTTGATATTCCAATTACCTAGTCTAGCGGGAGAGGATAGATACCATAGTCGAAACGGATACGTTATGGCTAGGGCAGGTCTTTCTGCTTATATGATTGATGAAGAATTAGGAATGATTGGTAGTTTGTTCGCGCCAGTATTACATGAATAGGTGAGATAAATGTGGACTGCTGCTAAATGTTGGTCCTGTGGATGGACTGCACCACGTATGTTGTTAACTAAAGCACAAACTAAAATATGCCCTCACTGTGGTAAAAAGGAGTTACACCCATTATGAGTTTTAAACAAGATTTGGCTATGGAACGTAGTAGGACTAGTGTTAAGTATTTTTATGAATGGTTAGGTTATACTTGGGGTAATCATATAGACGAATGGATGGATATGTATGGTGATAGAAAAGGTTCGGAAGTACATCGTGTTTGTATTATTGCACCAAGAGGCCACAGTAAGAGTACTACTCTTAGGGTAAAACTATTACATCAATGTCTTTTCGACAAGTGGAACAACAACAGACCTTTTACTTGTTGGTTAATTAGTGCTAGTAAAGATACGGCAATAAGAAGGCTACAAGAAATTAGAGATGATATGAAAAGACATCCTCAATTGTCTAGGTACTTAGACCCAAAGAAAGGTAATAAAACGGAAATACATTTCACTAATGGGGCGTGGATAATGGCTACGTCCGTTGGTTCTGCTATTCGTGGGGAACATCCTGCGTGTGTAGCATTTGATGATGTGTTAGTCGATTCTGATGATATGTCGCCTCGCACATTACAACAATGGTTTAGGAAAGCGATTACTCCTATGCTAGACCCTAAATCATCTATATATGTAGTAGGTACTCCTATGTCTATGACAGACCTTTATCATACAGAAATGTTAGATAACCCTACTTGGAAAACGGGTACTTGGGGTGCAATAAAAAACTATGATGAATGGAAAAGTAGTGCTGAAACAATAAAGGCAATACCACTATGGCCGGAACATAGAAGTCTTAATTATCTCATGGAACAAAAAGCGGCTATTGGAGACTTAGAGTTTGCTCAAGAGTTTTTATGCAGAGTAGTCGATGATGACGCAGCAGTTTATCCTAATAACTTAGTTAGAAAGGGTTTGGATATGGATACTATTTTACAAAACGACAAATTACCTAACAACAGATACGTTCTTGGTTTTGACCCCTCACAAGGTCTAGGGCAAGACTACACAGTTATTATTGTCTTAAGACAAGATGAGCAAGGTTTTGTTCACTTTGTAAATATGTGGAGAAGAAATGATTTCCCACCGGATAAACAAGCAGATGTATTGATTGAAATGGCTAAAAGATATTCTGCACCTGTGGCTGCGGAAGACGTAGGCTTCCAACAATTGTACGATGCTCTTATACAACAAAAAGGGGCTATGGTTGATTATAGACCTAGTAAGGTTAGTAATAGAACACTTAAACAAGGACTGCTTAACAGATTGAGGGTTTGGTTTGAGAGAGAGATGATAATATTCCCCTATGGAAATGATGAGACTAGAAGATTAGTCGAAATACTACTTGACGAATTAAAAACCCATGCTTGGCGTGATGGAATAATTGTAGACCTAGGTAGACATAACGATACAGTTATGGCTTTTGCACACGCCATAGACCAATTCACATACAGAACACCGGATATGCCAGTAGTTATGAAAACAATGAGTGGTGGAGAATGGATGGGTGGAACAAAACAAGGACTGCCTAGAGATAGAACGACATCCATTGGTGGAAGAGTGATAAATAGGAGAGGATTTTAATGGCGGGACCGTTACCAAGAAAGAAATTGTATAGAAAAATCGGTGAGACATTACTAACAGAAGGCTACTTCGATGAGTGGAGAGAAACTAGCGAGATTTGCCACGAAATTAATAGTAAGGTTCCTGTGCGTTGGTCGCCAGTTTATCCCAGTAGTGTTTTTAGATATATGAGAGAGTTACCTTTAAAAGAAGAGTACCTTTGGAAAGGCGTAAGAAAAAGCATGATAAGACAGTGGAAAAAAAATTAAAAAAATATTTTTCAAAAAAAATTATAAGTATTCAGTACGACGGTTGGCTAATGAGGGATACGTGTTTTTTGTGTTTTTGGCGATTGCTAGGGCTTGCTGAAAATACCCCCCAAAACAGGCGTTTTAAAGCCGTGTTTTGAGGGGGCTGCCCGATTTGACCTTGATTTAATTTGCGTGTCTTAAATCGTCCTTAGAAGGTAAGGAAACGGCAAGGGCCGAAGCCCTCACCGAGTCCAACATTCAACCCGTAATACCAAGGTGGCTGAATGGTCGTGTTCTGATAACTAGATTTTCCATACCACCAACAGCAGAAGCGAGATAATTTCTGATGTCATCATATGAGTCTTGACGTGGGTCTAATCCGACTTGAACTAGACCCGATGTGATAGACCAAACAAGAGTATACAGCATTGGCTTATCTCCGCATGGTTTAGCCTCGTTATTCGCCTTGCATGATTTTGAACCACAGTCTGAACAAGTGCTAACATATCTAGTAGCGAAGTCCTTGAATCCGCCTGTCTTACCAGCGCCGGAATTAACACGAAGAGTCTTGGTCTTACCGATGTATACACGACCTCTGTAATCAAGACCTAGAACATGAGTCTTCTTACCCATTAGAAGGCCTGTATTGACTGCTTGATGTAATGTCTTAGCAATATCACCAGTTAGAACCTCTGATGTTGAATTATCCCATACTAGGCCACAAGTAGTGTATCCATTGTAAGGATTCACGAAGCAAGCCCCATCAGTACAAACATGACAAGGGTATCTTAATCCAGTGGTTAAGTCAGCAGCATTTGAACGGCGTTCTTTCTCTTGTTCTTCTGATGTAGAATTAATGATTCTACCTGCGTGGTCTTTGTTGTATACATTCGCTCTCCAGTCACCTTCAAGGAGACTGCTTCTTAATGCAGGGTGTTTCAAGGAATCAGACATACCATTTACGACAGGAATAACGACACGGCCTAGACCGTGATTAATCATGTTATGAATGGTCTTGTATCGTAGACCTTCTTTTGTGGTGATTAACTCACCGAACCATGATGCAAGAACAAGTTCAGATACTTCTTCTCCATCAACAGCAATCATTCTTAATGCGTCCTCAATAGTTATCATAGCAGATACCATGTCCTTTCTTCTACTAGTATAGTATATGAACACAATGATTGCGATTTTAGCCTAATTTCGCACTTTTTCAGATGCAGTACAGCGTTTTTATTTTGGTACGAATACCGGAAACGACCTAAGTTTCTCCCGGCTTTTTCTCATTTTTGCGACCATTTCTTGAGGCGGACACCTGCGTTTTTAGGCTAATTTCGCACATTTTTTTAGTGATTTTATTGAATGTTTGATTTTGGGCTAATTTGGCACATTTCAATTAATCGCGTTTTTTTTCCGCTTTCCGGTAATTTGGAAGCATAATTTGTTTTGTAGTTTTGAACCTATTTTTATGATTTTTCATAATAACTACAAAACACTACAAAACAAAAACTACAAAACATTTCATAAAGAAAAAACTACAAAACATATGTAGTTTAAAAAATCCAAAAAAACTAGAGTTAGAAAAAACTACAAAACATATGTATCCAAAAATATTGCCCCGACCATGTTGCAGCATGGCCGAGGACTTGGGCTTTCATTCTTCATCGTTTAATTCTGTTTGAGGCCACCTCACAGGGTGAGGGATATGACCTTCACTTGAATAGTCTAGGCTTGCCGCTAGGGTCTGAATCAAGGCGATAACTTGCTTCTTTTGTAAGAACACTTGCTGGTAGTCGCCGAAGCCACTTCTCAAGTGTATCAATAGCATTCCTTTGCTACCATATGAACCTCTTTTGACTGATATTTCACCAGTCGGGCGAGCCGGTGTATCGTGAGACGTAAATACAACCTCTTGTGAGATTAATTCAGTACCCATTCAGACACCGCCTTGACATCGGCAGGGGCGGTCATCGAGGTCATAGACCTCAAGGACGCAACCTTCCTCTAGGTATTCAATTGTTATTAGCGGGCGTGTTGGTGTGTATTTGCAGACCATGAGCAGCCGTCAGCACGATTACTATTAAGATGTTGGAAACTACAAATCTTTTGTTTTGTAGTTTTGATTTAGACCACATTAATAACTACAAAACATTAACTACAAAACACTACAAAACAATAACTACAAAACAATAACTACAAAACAAAACAATAACTACAAAACATATGTAGTTATTAAAAAGGATAAAAAAATGGATAGTTTAAAAAACTACAAAACATTTTATGTTCAAAAAAGAAGGGGGGATATACCCCCCAACCTTTTCAATAATCTCCTTCGCTAAAGAAGCCTCGACTGCGACCACTAGGGTCATAAGATAGAGGGCATACACCATCAAAAGCCCAACGAGCATCAGAATTAATGTAGTTTACATAGTGGTGTGCATCTGACATAGCCTCATAGAATATGTCTATCTCTTCTTGGGTCATGTGTGCGTGGTCTATTTTGTATTGTTCAGCATCTCTAATTTCCTTTTTCTCAACGCATGAAGGACAGTCGCCGTCCCAATAACGGCGCTCTTCTTCATCATATTGACAAGAACACATACCCTCTCTCTCAATTGCTATCATATCACCTTTGCAGATAATATCTTCTAACTTACTTAATTGCTTAAGTGATAGTTTCCAACCTCTATCCTTTGCCTTAGACATAGTTTCTAAGAAGCCCATTTCCCAACCGTTATGAAGGGTGTCATCCGGCCAAGGTAGGTTCTTGAAGGCTTTCGCTTGTCGTTGGCTTTGTGTCAATTTACTAGGTATTTCAACACCTTCGTCATCGGGGGGGCGCATTTCCCCGATAAACTGGCTTATCATTTCGTTCCGCATTTCGTCATCATATACAACGAGTATCAAACTCGCTAGTAGGGCTACTATTAGCATCTCCATGACTTTGCTACTCAAGCATTACTTATAGTCTTGTCGGATATTTATTTTGTAGTGTTTTGTAGTTTTTTACAACACCTGTACTAAGTGGATAATAACTACAAAACACTACAAAACATTTTCAAGGAAAAACTACAAAACATTAACTACAAAACATTGTAAAAGCAAAACTACAAAACAAAAACTACAAAACATTTTTAATTCCAAAAACTACAAAACAAAATGAAAAACTACAAAACATTTCAAAAACTACAAAAGAAAAACTACAAATTAAAAACTACAAAAGGTGTATAATCCCAAAAAAAGGAAGGGCCGAAGCCCCCCCAATTTTGTTGTGTAATTCCGTCTTAATATTCTTCGCCTTGTATTTTTGTCGTGAGATTAATATTTACACAAGGGTTGAGGGTATGATAATCAATATCTTTTACGTCAATTCTTACGTGTAATTCTCTTGTTCCGTCCGGGTTATAGGTTGAATCACCTTTCTCGCCGACATAACCGAACTCTATTGTCCTTCTGATGATTTTATTCATAATACTAATTGCTGTTGCTCTAGGTATCTCTACAAGGCCAAATACGGCATGACCTGCACCTAAGTGCATTTCATAGGTTGCATCGGGGTATAGAGTATCAATCATACTCATAGCCGATTTAACGGCCTTATGAGTCGAACAGATGTACAATTCTCCATACACCTCTCCATTGTCTCTATGGCGGGGGCTTATTACTAGCGGGGCTGTTGGGTTAACGCTGCGGTCTTCCATGAGCCTTGAGGCGAGCCTCTACTTATCAATACTATGGAACTACATATCTTTTGTAGTTTTTATTTTGTAGTTTGATATTTTCTACAATAACTACAAAACATTTTGTAGTTAGTAATCTAGGGTCGTAAACTACAAAACATTTGTAGTCCTAAAAAGTCCAAAAATCTGGAAAATCCAAAAAACTACAAAACAATTCTAATCCAAAAAAAAGGACTTTTCAGCCCAATTTTTTTTACGTGTTTCATCGGTCAATTGGACCGATTGGGTTGCCTTCTAGGGGTATTTCTCCTAGGGTAAACCATCCTATGTCGTCGCATAGGTAGAAGATGCCATCTATGGATATAACGTCATTAACTGACATAGATGTATGAGTTTGATTCTCTTGTACCCAAGGTTGCAGGTTATCCATCTTCTGAACGTTGTTGTTGTCATACCCTGCAAGTATGTTGGTATCGTAGTTATTCATTAGAACGAATAGTGTGTGTAGTATCTCATCGTCAAGTGTGTAAAGGAATCCGTCAACGTTCTCAATGTTGTCTGCAATCATATCTTCAATAGCAAAGGTAGGTACTTTCTTCCATTCTTCCTTTACTTCTTGGATAGAAGGATAGATTTTGAAGAAGTATCCTTCTGAATCAATCTCGGTGAACTTATCACCGAACCGACTACGAGAGGTATAGTATACCTCGATTAAGGGCGTTTTAGTGCAAGCATCATCAGACTTGTTCTGTGTCTCCATGACCCTTCTAAGAAGGTTCTGCTTATGAATGTATTGATTTTTGTTTTGTAGTTTTCTGTTTTTCTTTTGTAGTTTTTGCGACAGCAACAATAACTACAAAACATTTTGTAGGGTCTTGGTTCTCTTCTACAATCTTGTAAAACTACAAAACATTTAACTACAAAACTTTTACGACAAAAAAACTACAAAACATTTTCTTTACAAAAAAAAGGGCGTTGCCACCCAATTTTTTTTACCAACAATTATCGGACATACAATAATCCATAAAATCATCTCCGCCA